TCGATCCAGGTTGGTTGGTCGGCTGCTTCCTTTATCAGTGGCGCAGCATTCACAAGCATAAAAACAATCCTGGACGGGCAGTGGCGTCCGGAGATTACTTGTCTGGGGAAACAGTCAACAAGGCACGGGGAGGGGAGAAAACTTCGCTTCGGAACATTCCTACAGCCTTCGGGGAGGTCTTCCGAACATTGCGCTCGCAAAGATTGTCCCCCCAACCGATCGCCCAAGAAAAAGCCGCGCATGTAGCGCGGCTTTCAAATGTGGTGGGCCCACACGGACTTGAACCGTGGACCAAAGGATTATGAGCCCGAGTTAGACCTGCGTATCCATTGAGTGAGATCAGCAAAATCAATAGTTTCAAAGCTTTTCTGTAAATATGTGCGGCAATGAAATCTTCCTGAATTGGACGGACGTTGGACGGAAAATCGGTCGTTCACGTCGAGGCAGCACAGCTCCATGGCAGAGCGGTCAGTGATTTGCTGCTAGTCTCCTAAGGCGGTCTCATCGCGTCAATTTGGCTACATGAGTATGTCGCCCGTAAATTGGATTGAGAGAGTTTAAAAAAATGGAGTCTGGACACCCTGCGCAAAGCGAGCATGTCGAAGCGCTTTTGCAAGCACTGGTAAGAGATAAGGAAGCGCTGCTTAAACTCGGCATGGATGTGGTCGGAAAGCCTGGTAGTCCAATGTACCCATTGGACTGGATGGTATTCGCCGCGATTAAGCGAAGTGTTAGTACTTCAAGTGCTCTGACGGAAATGGTTCGGACATGGAATATGGTCTGTGCACGCTCATTGCTGCGAATGCACATAGACACGGCTCTGCGATTCTCGGCTGCTTGGCTGGTACCTGATCCACATGCGTTTGCCACCAAAGTAATGAAGGGCGAGCCGATCAACAAAATGAAGGATCGAAGCGGCAAGCAGCAGTTGTCAGACGCGTTTCTTGTGCAGACACATAAAGAAGATTATCCCTGGCTGCCAGGTGTTTACAAAAATCTTAGCGGGTACGTGCATTTTTCAGGTTCACACATCAGCGATTCGATATCATCTTTTGAAGATGAAACTCAAACTGTTGAATTTGAAATAACTGCGACTGACACAAAATTTCCAGAGTTTAGCTGGGTTGAGGTCTTGGAATGCTTCAGGGAATCGACTTCAATTCTTTCTTGGTATATCCAAGGGTACGCAGAGACGAAAAAGCTCACGCCAACAGAGCTTGAGTCGCTGCGCAGCAAAAACCCTAACGGATAATATTAATGTCTAAGGTGTCGGTGTCTTCGGTTTGTTATTCGCAATGCCTATATATTCGGCTGCCAGAGACGCAAAGACTTCCTTCCGTTTTTCTTCCGGAACTAGCAATACCGAGGAGCCGATCACAAGGGCGGTGATTAAAAAGGAAGCGACTACTCCTGGTATTCCGGAGATCAGCCAAGCGCAAAAAATAGAAAACCAAGACTTGTTGGATCTCTCGTACTCTTGAATAGACTTTATGAATTCCCGTCTTTCTTTTTTGATACTTGCTTCGCACTCTTTTTTGACTTGTGCTTCACGAGCTTCATGAGCCTGTTTTAGCTGCTTTTCTTTTTCCGCGTACTTAGTGGCTATGTCTTTTTCGAGTACCGCGTACACACCGCTCAAGTAATTCTCTGCTTTCTCTCTGTAATCTTTGAGAGTGTTATTTTGTAGCGTTTGATCGTGGAATATCTTTACTTGGTTTTGGATGTATATTTCTGGGTGTTTTTGTTCTCTCAGCGACTGCGCTAGCGCATGCTTTTTGTGTTTGTAGAGTGCATACGCAATGAGACCGATACCGTCATTCTCATTTTCTACCAGCGCTTCGAAAACCCATTTCTGGCTCACAAAAGATCCCCAAACAAAAACGCTCCCAATGACGGGAGCGTAAGAGTAATAATTATTTTTAAGCGGTAAGGAGAGATAGCGCCCGCTCGGAAACTATTCGAACATACCGAGCGCGCTCCTTAGGGACTGAGCGTTTTTTCGTCAATCCCTCAGAGTCAAAGCTGACGGAGGAGGCTGCTTGAACGAGAACGCATGCGTATTTACCTTTTTTCTTTGATAGCTTCATCGTTTCCTCCACGGGTCGCTGGGTTATTCGGATTCTTACGGGATACAGTTTAGAAAAGACAGATCACGTAATGTTCAATTTATGCTGGCTGCTACCGGCACCGACTCCACCCGTATGCTAGTCGACGTGACACGGATGTCAATTTCGAAAGGCTATGAAAGGCCTGACCTGTCGATGTCCCCGGATTTGCTGGCTAATCCGGCCTCTGATCACATAGCCGCACAGCGGGCTATCATGCCATTCAAATTTGAAAAATACACCGAAATCCACTTTTTTTGTTTTTGATCCCTCTATCTTCGGGCTTTCAGGATTTTGCCTTACTGCCCTCTCCATGTAGCAATGTGCAAAACCGTTTCCTTGCGCTGCAAAACCCTTCAAAAAATGAAAACCCCTGTTCACCATTGAGGCCCGCAGCCAGCCAGAGCTGAAAGGGTGATTGCATCGCATGATCCTTTTCGCAAAAAACATGCGTGCGCCCCGTCGGCGGGAGGGGGATAAGTGCTTTTTCAGCTGTTTTTTTGTAGCGCCGGGATTTTCCCAAGGCAACGTAGCGCTTGGCATCGTGGTGCCGATGCCGTCAGTCGCCTTGGTGATGTAGGGGGACACCTCCGTCGATGTGCTGGCTATATATACAGCGCCTTGAGAAGGTGGGCACACCCGATGAAAAGAGAATCTCCGGGAGTCTTAAACCCGAACTCCTCCGCTATTAAGCAGTGGCAGGTCATGTTGCGCGATGAAGTGGCGTTGCTCGCAATGCCCGGTGCCCATCACAAAGCGTTGCTCCGAGAAGCCCACGCGCTACATCAAGGCCAGGTGATTGATTCTGACGGTCTCAGCGACTTTCTGGAGTTGGCTGATTCAACACCGGCCTACGCGGTCGAATCGCTACTTGATATAGACGCTGAACAGTAGGGGGCATGCATGCACGTACTGGTCACTCCTATGCGCTTGCGTGGTATCGCGCTGGATCCGAAGGGCAATCCGCGGCAACGTCATGGTCAACTCTGCGGTCAGCCATGAGTTAGGCCGGGCGGCCAATGTTGCCCGAGTAGAGGTGGGAATGCCGCTCGACCCTGACCCTCTGCCTCCTTTGCTTGAAGCAACTCTGGCAGGGATGGCCGTAACCGGTTTCGTATTGAGTGGAATTGAATACATCGACGGCTGCGCTTATGCACAGTCTTGGTGGTGTCGGGAAGGATAATTTCCGGAGAGAGTGTGAAATAAAAGCAGGGACCAATGGTCCCCGCCTTTTTTACCTTAGAACTGCTGAAGAATACGAATCAAGCGAATAGACCAGTACGCGGCCTGTAATGCTCGAATCAGTTCTTCAGGAATATATCGAATGAAAGAAATCATTTGATAAAATCTCCGAAAGCCCAGTGGGGATCTGCAAAACTACATAAAGTAATGATGCAGGGTTTACCACTCACCGAAGCAACGGCCCTGTATGTCGTCAGCAACATCGGCAAATAATCTCAGCGTTCAACCCTAGTTTGACAGGACGTGTCTTTCTTCCTGTTTTACCGGGTGATTGCGTCTTGCCACGCTTGACGGGGTCGTCACTTGGTCATAGCCTCAGAGTTCTGACGCTGCAAAGGTATGACGTGGTCAGCAGATGAGGTGACTTTACCATAGGTTTGGATCCTCATTTCAATCACGAATTACTCCCCTCAAGCCCGCACCCTGTGCGGGCTTTTGTTTTCCGGACACCTTTCCGGACAAGCATTTTTTCCAAATATTTTCTCAGAGGCGCTATCCACGGGGGTTTGGCGCGGGTTACCTATTTTCGTTAGTAAACTACTGACGTTTGATACAAATATCGCGATCAAAAAAATACCCGACAGACGGTCATCTGACGAAATCGTCATTAGCCAAACTTGGCTAAAAGTTGGTAGCCGAACGGCGTCAACACAAGTAAATACAATCGGTTTGTTGTGTCGCATAACCGGTAAGAACGCCATTCAATGCAACTTAATGCAATTAAATGCAACGCAACGCAACGCAACGCAACATAACGCAATTCAAGGCAATACAACGGTACTTAACGGAATACAACGGAACTCAACGGAACTTAACGGAATACAACGGAATACAGCGGAACTCAGCGGAGTACAACGTGGTAGAACGTACAAATTCGCTTGTTTAGGTAGGGTTCTGTCATTGAAGTGTGATTGGGGTCAGCTTTGCTGCGAGGGCACTTGCCCGGGCACCATCCGCTGAAAAGGCTGCCGCATTGGATGGAACAGGGGTCGGGCCGTGCGTGTGGCTAGCCAGCTGCGCGCTCATCTCCTGTAGCAGATCAAGTACGTCGCCAACTACCTGAAATAGATTCACACTTTCCGAGCCAATCCAGTTTTTCGGCGCTTGCAGTCGCTGCTCTTTGCCCGCAAGCCTTCAATACGCTCCTGCATATCGCCACCCACAATGGCATTGTGCTTCTGCCCCACAACCACGTTCAGATCCCGGCCGGTCGCCTGATGCAGGTCGTCCACCGCCGCGAGGCTCGCGGACCCACCCGACAATAGCTTGAGCGCGCCCAATGCCTCGATCGTCTTCACACCACCCACAGATTCGGTCGAGTGGTCGTCGATCGTCTGCGTGTGGCTTTGGAACTGCTCGCGGTTGTCCAGGGCTTCAACTTCCCGCTCGATCGCATAATCTCGGATCTTGCCGTCGGTCTGGCGTAGCCAATTGCCGTCGGCATCGATGCGCTTTTGGGCTGCGCCGCTGCGCAGCCATACGTGGTCGCCTTTCGGCACCTTCGGCATGGTCAGACCGTGGGGCAGGATCGATTGAATGTAGGGCTTGTTCGGCAGGCCGTAGGCGAAGCACACCACCACCCGAGTGCCTTCCTCGGGAAAAGCATAGATGCCCATTTCCTCGCCACCGGTGGGCAGCGGCAACGGAACGCCGGTCAGCGGTGGCATGGCCGGATCCGGCTCGTCATCGGCGCCGAGTACAACAATGTCCACGGCGTAGCGCGGGCGGAAGTCGTCGCAGATCCCGGCGTCCGCCGGCGCATCGGCTACGGCGGTAACCAGGGCGAAGCGCGGCAAGTGGTAACAGCCGGTGAGTTCGGGGAATTGGCGCTCTACAGCGCG